TCCGGAGAAAGTGGTGAGATCCAGACCAGTGAAATTAGCAAGCAAGGATTGAGTGTACTTGAGGCGGACATAAACCCGGTCTGGGAAAGCAGTAGGTGAACGAATGACAACGGAACGAATGTTACCACGCCTGCGCTTACGCTTATGGCGTCTACGTCTGGAGTTGCGTTTCGAATGTCGAGGCATAGCGGACTGAGCTATTTGGGTGAAGATAATAATGTACTTAGAAACGGGAGTACTATAAATAGTCGATCATAAGAAATTTTGAATCTAGTGGAAAAAATGTTGCGATTTAGATTAGTGGTATTTATAGATATACTACATATATATAACCAGTAGTCTAAATCTCAACAATTTTTCCACTAACTAAGAACTGGTGTTTCACGGACTTTGAAGTGTTAGATTGGAAAGCAATCTATGATCGAGTCGATACGATTCGATATATGTGCGTCGGACTTGAAAAATGTCCGACCACTGGAAGGTCTCATGTGCAAGGATGGATGCAATTCACCGAGAAAGTCCGAATAACTACCATAGTGAAACTAGTGGGAACCAATAAAATTCACTTGGAAGCGATTAAAGGCACGGAAGAGCAGAATGAAAAGTACTGCAAAAAGGATGGCCAAGTACTGGTTTATGGAACTGGTTATAGTGTGCAAGGATGCGAAACTAGTTTGATTCAAATTGTGCAAGAAATTCAAGAAAGTCCGAAACTGCGATTAAATGATATCATGTTGCGGTGGCCCAGTGAATATTGTAGACACCGAAATGGCATAAGAGATATTAAAGCCGCGGTGGACTTGAAGAACCGAAGGAACAGTTTACGGTGTTATGTAACTGTGTTATGGGGACCGACAACAACAGGCAAAAGCTATACTGCGTGGCATATGTATGAAGAAGCCGATACATACCTCATCAAGGGTGATGACCTACGGTGGTGGAACGGATATCAAGGAGAAAAACACTTGGTAATTGACGAATACGATTCACAGGTGAAAGTGACGACATTATTAGGAATATTGAGAAGAGAAAATGGAGGCACACGTCTCGAAGTAAAGGGAGGTGAAACCTGGGCGAATTGGGAAACAGTAGTTCTAACATCAAATGTGGATCCTACGGAATGGCATTCAATGGCGAAGCCTGCGCATCGCGACGCCCTCGAGGCACGGATAAATGATGTTGTAAATATGAATGTAAGATTTCATGTTGATTAATTGGACCTTAATAAATTTTTTTCGCATTTACGGGCGTCATGTGCTTCGCACATGACTATTACGGGGACTCCAGCCGCATTACACTAAGGTTCAAGTTTTGGGCTGGGGTAAAGTGTGCCGAAGTGTGTGCCGAAGTGGACATAGGTAATACTAGGGCTATGTCCAAAATGGTGTTGAAAAACACCTGGTTTAAAGAGGAATACAAGAACTTTATTCTGGAACGCTGGAGCGTGGGATAAAGTTACGCTCGTAGAGCTCAATGTAGTAGACGAGAGAGACAGAAAGATCAGTGTTGACTGAAAGTGTGTCATTCACGAGACCTTGAAGAAAGATATACCATATATATTCATTGTCTGAGACAGGACCAGAGTCTTTGAAGCCTGAATAATCGTTATCGATGAAACGTTGGCCAAAGATCTTCTTAGTAGTCATAGAGCTGGAAACAGTGCCAGCTCCTTGGTTACCCCCACGGGGACCAAGGCGGCGACCGCGAGCATATGGTTGCTCACGAGCGTCCTCAGTATCGAGCAAAGCGGGTTGCTCTTGGGATGGAATAACGACCAGATCGACAGAGTCGGCGGTGTTACCATTACCGGCCCAAACCCTAATAGAGGATTTGTGAACCTTATAACGGTTGTATACAGCCATCCACTCGTTGAAACCTCGAGGCTGTTGGTTAGGGGCCTGAAAGTCAGGACGAGAGATGTTGTTTCCGGAGAAAGTGGTGAGATCCAGACCAGTGAAATTAGCAAGCAAGGATTGAGTGTACTTGAGGCGGACATAAACCCGGTCTGGGAAAGCAGTAGGTGAACGAATGACAACGGAACGAATGTTACCACGCCTGCGCTTACGCTT